CACCAGGGTACCCGTTGACGAAGAATTTTTTTGTCAATTGGGTTAGCGGTGTAGCACAAAGTGATGTTGGTACTAACAAGTACCTGATTGCTGAGCCTAGCAAGGCATATTTTACGAACACGAAGAAAGTTGTGAACACGTCTATGAACCCTGGTGTAATGAAACAGAGCAAGTTGAAAAGTCATTATGAGTTTACGTTGACCAAGTTATTTCCATATTTGACTAATTTTGGAACTTTGAGTTATCCGAATAGCAAGTTAGTACTTGGAAAGTTTAAGCATATTTGGTATCGTAAAACGATTGATTTGGCTGGAAGTTCAATTTATACAGTATGTTATCAACATCATTTTGCAATTGGTGCAACGTGCAAGGTTCGTCATGATTTTAGAACTGCACCATATGTCGCTAGAGTTCAATAAATCGTTTACTTCCATGGAAGATCTAAGTAGGAACCCTGTAACCGAAGGTTACACAGTATTACCTACTTAGATCAGCGTTACAGAGTCACAAAATGACGTCATGGTGTTACAAAAAATTACGTGATTGGGCGCAAGGTGGCTTGAATGCATTATGCGCCCAATCATGCGCCATTGCTACGCCACGTTGACTATAAAAGGACGAGAGAAATTGTAACAATTTATGTCGTTACAAAATGGATCAGTTAATAGAATTTGGTTTGGCACCATTCCCTACTCCGGAAACAATGATATCAGTAGTGGACTTGACGCTGTCAAGTTCGCCAAGGGACAGCGAGAGATCGGAGAGGGAGGCTATGAGCACTGGCAGCTCGTTGTTTGGCTCGGAAAGCCAGGAAGGATTAGTGCGCTCAAGAAATTATTCGGGAAGGAGTCGCATTGGGAGCCCTGCAAGTCCGCTGCAGCAGAGGAGTACGTATGGAAGGACGATACTGCAGTCGCCGGAACCCGTTTTGAGTGTGGCTCCAAGCCTGTGTTGCGAAATTCAGTTAAGGATTGGGCCGCCATCAGAGATTCAGCTCAATGTGGAAAGTTGGAAGATATCCCGGCAGACATCTATGTTAGATGTTATCAGTCCCTCAGAAGAATTGAATCAGACCATCTTGTCCCTGTTGGAATTGAACGAGAAGTTTTTGTTTATTGGGGAAAGAGTGGTACTGGAAAGTCAAGATTGGCGTGGCATGAAGCCGGTTTGGAAGCATACCCAAAAGATCCTCGGTCTAAATTTTGGGATGGGTACCGAGGTCATAAGCACGTTGTCTTGGATGAATTCCGTGGAGGAATTGATATATCGCACGTTCTCAGATGGCTCGACAGATATCCAGTTATCGTTGAGATTAAGGGAAGCTCAACAGTACTTAGAGCGGAAAAGATTTGGATCACATCAAATTTAGATCCACGTTTATGGTACCCAGATTTGGATTTGGATACATTGGAGGCATTGTTGAGGAGAATGAAAATAAAACACTTTGTCGTTTACCTTTTAGGAGAGTTAGTGTTAATGGCCAGCCGCGGTTGCGGCACGGCCACTAACCCTTTAGGGTTAGAGTTAAGGGTTAGCGTTATTAAAAAAAAATAAGGTAAGTATGAGCAATTGGGGTTATGACATAGACCCATTTCCGTGGTTGAGTCAGTTTGATTCAAGCAAGAAAAAAAAAGAAATAATGGCCCCGGTAATTGTTAGAAAGAGAAAGAATTCAGGTAGTCATGGTCGGAACAAAAGTCTTATTATTTATACTGGGGATGGTAAAAGTGCTGAAATGGGCACTCAGACTACTTCTGAACCAAATATAATGAATAATGTTAGGAGTCGTTCTACTTATAAGATGCGTGGCCGTTCTCGTAAATATCGCAAGTCTAGTAGAGCATCTACTAGATCTAAGCGCAAGTCTAAAGGAAGTTCAAGAGGTGGTCGAGGAGGCAATTCATTAGCAGGTGGTAAAGCTTTAATTGGATCACCTGATGAGGAGGATGCTCAGGTTAAATCTCATATGCGTAGAGGTGTTGTAGTGGAGACTGGAGTTAGCGGAGTGCCTGCGAGTACTGGTCAAGGTAATCATGCAGGTTATATTGTTCATAGTACATTTCCTCAAGCAACGGTTGTTGATGCATTTATGTTGGCCATTTTGAAGGCTATGTATACATATTCAGGCCAATGTTTTAAAAATCCAGATGAATTTGTTGCACCTTTTGGTGGTGGCGGAGGAACTGTTTCACAGTCGGTTTTGCGTTGGCAAATTACGTATTATGTTGGAATTAGTTCAAATGTTTTATCAGCAAACGCTACAATTGGAACAACTACGTATTATTCATGGGCTACAGGAATGGCTACCCAATTTTGGGGTATTAATGCTAGTGATGCGGGAGGTTTGACGAAGTTTGGTGTCAGCAAACTTACTGATGTTAGTCCAACTGTCGGAGTTAATAATACGCTATCATCGATTGATTTGGATGTTTGTAAAGTTAAGATGGATTTGGTTAGCAATTTGGTATATCAGAATCAAACAGGTAGCAGCGCTTTGGATGTTAGTCAAGATCCTATGTTTGAAGTTCATTCAATTGGAAAAGGAACTGGTCCAATTGGAGTTGATGGATCACCAGGGTACCCGTTGACGAAGAATTTTTTTGTCAATTGGGTTAGCGGTGTAGCACAAAGTGATGTTGGTACTAACAAGTACCTGATTGCTGAGCCTAGCAAGGCATATTTTACGAACAC